CGCCATCAATCCATAACAGCGTGTTTGCCCGTTGTGCGTCCTGCTGGCTTCCGGAAAGCATAGTACCGTTGACCGTCACTTCCAACGTGGTGGCACCAGCCGTAATGTTACCCGCCAGCGGGCCAAACCTTGCCGTATTGGTTATCTGGCCCAGTGTCCTGTAATACTCGTCATCGTCGCTGACATATACCGTGCACCCGCCCCAGCTGTCGGTGTTTTCGCCTTTGGCGGCTATCCACACTTCCAGCCCATTCGCGGTCAGGTCTGCCGGCGGCTGGAAGATTACCGGAACTGCAGTATCACCAGGCGGAACATTAAAGTCAATATTCGGCCTGTCAACTTCATGGACGTCATACTGCGCTGCGCCATAGTCGGCATCAAACCAAGAAATGGCAGTGACAGCCAGTAGGCCGTCGGCACTCTCTTGCACGTTGGTGATCATGACGGGCTGGTAATTGATTCCGGAAGCCTCGTCGGTGATCCGGACCAGGTCGCCCGGCTCCAGCCGGCAGAATGCCCAGCCAAGTTTAAACTGGTACTGGTTCCTGCCAACCTTGTTGCGCCGGGCAGCTGCTTCTGCCACCACCACGGCACGCTCCCTGGTATAAATATATCCGGCATTGATGGTGGGCGCCTGGATCACGCCACGCTCTGCAATGTCGGCAGTGTCTTCATATGTTACAGATTCTTTTTCATAACTGTTCGCCCGGTTCATAAACTCAACGGTGAACCGGTTGTACTGTTCCGTGGAGTCTTTCCGGGCCCACGTTACGCAGGATCCGTTCTGCGGGATGAAATCATCCACCGTCAGATCATACCGGATGGTCTTGTCAGGAGTCCACTCGCCGACCGGGCGGTCAGCCAGCGGGACAATCTTGTACGCATCATTCGACCAGAAGAAATAAGCGCCACACAACTGTGCTATCTCATTGATAATTTTTTGCGCTTCCTGTGCCCCGGTTGCATCCGCAGGCGTGGAGATTAACAAATCAGCCTCCGCACAGTAATTACGGAAATTCTCCTCGCCATAAATGGTGGCGTTGCTCTGGCCAACTTTTGCCAGCACATATTTGATGTAGTCCATGGGATTTACGTCGATACCGTCGCCAGTGCTGAGCAACTGTCCCTTGACCTCAAAATTGTAGCTGGGCATCCCGGCAGAATCGCCAAGGTCAATAACGCCAGCCATGTATGCCAGCCCTTCATATGCCAGCGCCTTCTCCGGATGCTTGCCCACAACGTATGACCACGGTTGCTGGCTCTGCGTTCCGGTGAACAGCGTCAGCTGGATGTTGTCATCCGGATAGGTGTATATTTCCTTATCTTTCCATACTTTACCGATACCGGTGACAGGGCCTTCGCACAGCCCAAGTATCACAGCCACGGTATAAGTGTAGGTGATATTTGTGCTGGTAGACTTCCCGCCTTTGCCGGTGCGCTGGGTTTCCCGGTGTTCGTGGGCAGTAAAATCGTCGTAGTAGATGACGTTGCCGCTTATCCGCGTGGTGCCCAGCAGTTCCATAACGGGCGCACCATATTCCGCAGTGTTAACTGTGAAATTGCTTATCTTGTCTGCCCGCGTTACTGTGTTGCGTCCACCACCAAACAGACCCATTACTTATCTCCTCCGTTATATCGATAAATGCCACGCAGACGGCTCTGCCCTTTGGCATCCACAAACTGTACTTCATTGGTATCCGACATGATAACGCCCTGCCGGATGACAGCGTGCACCACCCTGCCGTCACCAATATACACAGCGCCATGACTTACGCACCTGCCATACTGGTATAACAAAAAGTCTCCCGGCCTCGGCTTGCGTACCTTCCGGCATTTTGATTTCACGTAACTCAAAAACCATTCCTCGCTGTGGTGCAGGTGCCATTCGTTGCTGTAGGGAGTTATTTCCATGCTGTTGCGCTCCATGACTCCTGCGTCCTCCAGCGAACCTATCAACAGCATGCCGCAGTCCACTCCCTTGCCTTTCACCCTTGCACCGTTAACGTGCGGAGTGCCCAGCCATGTCTTCGCCGCTTCCGCAACTTTCCGTCCTTCCGCTTCCGTCATGGTCACATTAACACCTCCCGCCGTGGTACAAATGGCGCTATGAGGCAGGTGTCGTTCGTGGTTCCGGTCGATGTCACCGTCCCGCCTGTGGTAGTGTAGCTACCCTGCGGGTAGTATTTGCGCCGTGGAAACTCCTGCGACAGTCCCTGCGTCTTGCTTTTTACCGTCAAATCCAGTTTAATTCCGCCGCTGGACTTTATCTCCACGTCGCCACCAAACAACGATATAGCGCCGACAACTGTAGCCGTCGGCAGGTCGGTGTTCTGCGTAAAGAATGCCCGCTTCAGGTACAGCTTTGCACCGTCCAGTACACCGGAGTGTGCCGCTGCCAATACTGGCGTGCTCTCAATCAGATCTGCGGAATGTTCGCCATCTGCGTAGATGGTAACAGCCAGCGTGTCGACCGCCACCTGGTTCTGCAACTTGATTTGCTGGCGTTTAATCAGCAACGCCTTATGGTTATACACATTGCCATCCCACACAACGTCACAGTCAGTGTTGGCATAGCGGTATATGTTGCCGTTCGCCAGCACCAACTCGAACAGGTCACAGCTGGTGAAGTTCTTTTCCGTGTTCAGATGTATTGCCAATGCATTCGATACTGTCTTCATGGTTATCTCCAGCTTTCAAACTTAATCGTGCCGGTCTGCTTCAGATTTGTGAAAACATGGTCAACAGATAATCCATCGTCCGCCAGGTGTACTTTCCAGTAATAACGGTAGCTTGCTGTCACCACAGATCCGGAAGCCGGAGCCGTACCAAAAACAATAGCGCCGCCGTTTACTGTATATGCGCTGCTCGGTTGCTGTACGCCATCCACATACACTGTCAGCTGATCCACTTTTTCAACCGGTTCAACATAGTTGCCCATCTTCATGACGGCCTGATAGGAACCGTCCGTATTTTTGGGCAGCTGCACTTCCGTTTCCTGGTAGTCTTCCGGATCCAGCCACCAGAAAGGCTTATGGGCACCCTTCAACGTGGCTACGAATCCCATGATGGTCTTATATCTCTCATCATCCAGCCAGGCGTATTTTATGCTGATATTCCACAGCGGAAGCAGCTGGCTGGTGTTGGAACGCATCCGTCCGCTGCCAACCTTTTCTACCGTCGTGTTCCATTTCTGTGTTTTGCTTGACCGAACCGCAATGCCGAACATAACCGGCCATACTTGAATTGCCATGTCACCACACTCCTACAGAAGAGGCGAATTGCCTATTATCCTCAAACAGCGCCTGCTTCACGGTATCCAATCCGCCACGGCTCAGGAAATCGCCAAAGCTGGCAGCATCCAGCGCAGATATCTGTAAGCTGACGGAAGGGCCGGCAGAAGACACAGCCGCAGGGCCGCTTCCTCCACCGTTGTTTACACTGACCAGACCACCGCCGGCATAATGCACTGCATTGCCATGGTTCATAGCATCCAGCAGCGGAGTTCCGATCCGGTCAACCGCTGCGGCGCTCATAACATATTCACCATTGGATAAGCGGGCAGGAATGCTATCGCTGGTTCCCGTTCCGGGACCGCTGATGTAACCACCTGTTGCAGCTTTAATACCGAATAACGTCTCATTGGCGGCCTGTGCTGCTGCACGACTATTGCCCAAACCGAATGCCATATACATGAGGTAGATGCCTACCCAGCGGGAAACAATCTGCGCCGCATTCTTTAACAGATTCTTCAGGAAATCGCCAAAGGCTTCTTTTGCGGATTTTTGCCCGGTAATGATATCGGCGATACAATCGCCAAACTGTCCGCCAACGTCCTTAGCATAGTCCGTTACTACGTCATGCCATGTGCGAGTAGATTCTATGCCGGACTGGTTTGCTTCATTGGCAGCGCTGATAGTTTCACCATACTTTATGCCAAAGTTTTCCAGCTGGGTTGCCTTGTTGTCCAATTCTTCCGCCAACGTTTCCGGAGGCGTTGCCAACAACCTTACCAGTGCAGACATACCAGCACCCTCATCTTCCGATGCACCAATGCCGCCTCCAAAACCGGAAGTCTGCCCGTTGTTGATTGCGTTCAGCGTTCCAACGCCTACGCGGTTGACCGCAGCAGAGCGCACAACGTACTCACCGTTGGAGAGCATTGCCGGAACAGAATCGCTGGTTCCGGAACCCGGGCCGTGTACCCTGCCACCGCTTGCATATCCGCGAACCAAACCGCCGGCCGCATGACCGAACGACGGAAGGCTGATGGACGGT